GGTAGCACCGCTGCGACTGGTAGCACCGCTGCGACTGGTAGCACCGCTGCGACTGGTAGCACCGCTGCGACTGGTAGCACCGCTGCGACTGGTAGCACCGCTGCGACTGGTAGCACCGCTGCGACTGGTAGCACCGCTGCGACTGTACCCGTCGCATCCGTGCGACTAGCGGTAGTAGCACCGCTGCGACCCGAACTTGCTTCATTGAACCTGCCTAAGGAACCTACCTCAGGTGCGCACGCACGCAAGCGCAAGCCGATCGATCTTGCGGTTCCTGATTGGCTCCCTGCTGATGCATGGCGCACATGGTGCGACCACCGGAAAGCGATCGGCAGGAAGTTCACGGAACATGCGCAAGACCTGGCGATCCAGAAACTGGATTCGCTGAGGGCGGAAGGTCACGACCCACGGAAGCTGATCGACCTTGCCATCGAATCAGGATGGTCGAGCTTCAACCCTCGCAACGGCACACTGACGAACCCCGGCGCGCGGCCATCAGGAATTCGCGGCGGCACGACCGGACTCAGTCTCGCCGAACGCGCAGCAATTGCACACCGTCGTGCCGACGAACGCGAACAAAGACACAACAACTTCGACCAGCGGGAATACGGAGAAACCCGCGTTGAGGATCTACCCGCATATATGCGGAAGGACGATGACAACAAGGAGGTTCAACATGAACGAGCGTGATGGAAGCACGCGAAAACTCGACGAAACGCAGGCGCGCATCCGCGAGCTTGAGCAACAGCGCTGGACCTGTCCCGAGCACGGCGAATACGTTGGCGGGAACCCGGACTACGGCACCTGTCGGAATTGCGAACAGGCAAAAGAGCGTGCCGCGGCCGACCTCTGCAGCCTGCACAACCTCCACGCCTGGTGGGACCAGCATGCCGGCGTGCCGTGGCGGTACCGACCAGCCGTGCCGGCGAGCATCAAATCAAACGATCCGGCGGGGAAGCTTCTTGAGAGGGTTGTTCGCACCTACTGCGAGAACATCGAGGCGCGAATCACCAATGGCGAAGGACTGAGCTTCTTCGGTCCGCCCGGACTCGGCAAGACGCTGGCACTGTGCGCCATCGTCAACGTCGCTTGCACCATAGGGCGCGGCCCGAGGTTCGCGGTGTGGGGTGATGTCCTAGCCGACCTCAAGGACAGCTTCAACGCACCGAAGGACGACGATCGCCGCGGCATCATCGATCGACTTCGGAACGCGCCGTTGCTCGCGCTCGACGAGTTGGGGATCAAGTCATTGTCAGACTTCGACCACGACCAGCTAACCGGCCTGATCGATTTCCGCTATCGCGAAGGATTGCCCACGCTGATCGCGACCAATGCAACGCCGCGGGAATTGCCGGGAATGATCGGCGCGCGCGCTGCGGATCGCCTTCGCGAAATGAACGCAGACATCATCCTGAAAGGCGACAGTCAGCGCGGAAAGCTGCAGATCACTGGTCCTGATGCGCTGGCCAAACCACCCAGGACGGCGACCTTACGAATTCACCACAAGGGAGAATGGCGGGAGCGAGCGATCGAATCCGCCAAGAACGGATTTCTGCAGTAAGCAACATCGAAACCAAAGCCCAGGAGGGGCATCGCAACATGAAAATGGAATTGCCTGACGATCTGACCGGCGCCGCCGCGCGCGCCATCCTGCTGCTCAAGAGCGAGGGGAAGTACACGGCGGAAACATTGAACACACACCACGGCGGCCATACCTGCAGCGAATTGCAGAGAATGAATTGGCCGGTTCGAGAGGTTCCGAACGCGAACCCGTGGACCTGGCAAGCGAAGAACGAAGAATCTGCGCAAGACATGCGGAATCGATTTCAGTCGCGGGCATTCCTGGAATGGGAAGCCGACGCGATTGCGGCGATCAATGGCAACCCGGCACCGATCAGGACCGCGCCGGCCCGGCCCGTGCCGACCGAATGGAAGGCCGAGCACTACACCGGATACAAGGGCGCGTACCTGTCGCATCCGCTGGTCAACACCATCGAATTCCGATTGTTCTACGGGCTGATTCACCTGGAAGTTGTGACACCTGAGTCTGCGGAAATGCCGCCGATCGCCTTCGTCACCGCAGCGCAGACCATCGCGCAGAGCGGCTGGCCGGTCGATCTGCAGCGCGTACCGCTGCAGCTCCGGTTTTCGGAAAGCGTTTCACCCGAAGTCATCAGCGCCTGGCGGGCCACATTCGGCAACCGCGGGCGGTCTGAGGCCCAAGCTGGAACGCTCGGCAAGTCGAGCAGGTAGCCGTTCCATGATGCCGACGTGTCCGCCCGGCTGTTGCTCGTCACCTTGGATCGCGCTGAGCGAAGACCGGGGCGACGGCCGGGGAACACGAGGCGAAATGGAACACACGACGAAGGCCAAGGATGGCGCGTCGTCGTGAGAGGGGCGTCGTAATCCCGCAAACGCAGTGCACGGCGACACTGCGGGATTACGGCGCCACGGGGTGCAGGGAATTCATTACCTCAACGCCCCCAGAGGTAGGAAAATCACCACCGAAAAGGAGTTCTAACCATGGGTGTTGCCACGGCCGTAGCGATTGGAAGCGCCGTCGTCGGTGCCGCAGGCGCGGCGTCGAATCGATCCGCTGCACGTCGCGCATCGGACCAGCAGGCGGCATCAGCAGAACAACAGGTCGCGCTTGGTCGCGAGCAGTTGGCGTTCGGCCGCGAGCAGTATTCCGACTGGCGCGACATGTTCTATCCGGCGCTCGGCGATCTGCGCACGATGGCCTACGAGGACCAGCAACCGGACTATGCCCAGATCGGCGCCGACGTGAATGCGGCGTTCGACACGTCGCAGGACATCAACCGACGCCAGCAACAGCGGTTCGGCTTGCAGCCGGGCGATGGCGCCGTGCAGGAAGGTGAATTGCGCTATGGGCTCGGGCGCGCATTGGCGACGGTGAACGGGCGCAACATGGCGCGGACAGCGACGAAAGATCAGCGCTGGAACCGGCTGGCGTCGTTCGCGAACCTGAGCAATGGTATGCAGGCAAACGCGCAGAGCACGATCAATCAGGGATTTGCGGCGACCGGTGGCGCGATGGCTGGACAGGGTGCGATGTTCGGCCAGCAAGCCGCGGGCTACGGCCAGGCCGCAGCGGCCGGCGCGCAAATGTCCATGTACGGACTGAACCAGCTTGCGCAATCGCCGTGGGCGCAGCCGAGCGCACCGCCGGCATCCACCGCCGGCCCTTGGGCGCAGGGCTACAACTACGGCACGCGCCCGTAACCGACAAGCTCCAAGGAAGGAGACGAGAACATGGCAGGACAATTCGACGGTGGCATCCTGGGCGGCATCCTCTCCGGCTGGCGCATGGGTGAGGAAGACACCCGCACCCGGCAGGAATTCAAGGCTCGGCAGGAAGACGCTGCATTCCAGCGACAGCGACAACAAGCCGCTGATGCGCGCGAGGCGCAGCAGTTCAACTGGATTGCCGAAGATCGACCGGGCGACGTGGCATTCCGCGACGAATCTCGGGGTGTGCAGCGCCAGCACTGGTCGCAGGGTGCGACGCTGTTCAATCAGGGGCAGGAAGATCGTGCCCGAGCACTCCATCGTGAGCCGCTACTTCAAGCGCGCGAAGCGGAGTTGTTCGGTCTCGACGTTGAGGGTCGGCGCCAGAACATCGCGGCCGGCCGCCAGCAGATGGGGTTTGCCGCAGAGAACCAAGCCGAGCAACGTCGAGTGCGGCAGCGCGTGTGGGACGAAGCGAGCCTGCAAGACGAAATCGACAAGGCGACGCGCGCCGTCTCTCCGGCATTCATGCGCGGCCAAGCGCTTGGCGACTGGGGTCCCCTGAAAGACGCGTGGAACCGCACGATGGGGCAGCACGGCGCTCAGGTGGACGCGATCGAGCAAGGTCCGAACGGACAGATCGGCGTGCTGGTGAACGGCAAGCAGAAGATCTTCAACAGCGCCGACGAATTGCAGGGATTCATCGCCGATGCATTGGACCCGACCGATGCATTTGCCGCGATGGGCGCGAACCGCAGGGGTCGCATGCGAGACGCAGCAGGCGGATCGCCTTCGTACGTGCAGGAGATTGAGTACCTGCGCGGCATCATGCCGAAGCGTGAAGGTGAATCCGATGGGGATCACATCGGGCGCGTGCTCGAATACCGAAATCGAGCTCGTTCCAAATCTCCGGATGAGGAGTTTCGTGGACTGGTGGCGAAGTTCATGGCGGATGGGTACACCAAACCGGAGGCTGCCGTCGAACGGGCGCGCGCCGTCATGGAGCAGAGTTTTCGGCAACCGCCGCGCGGAACCTTCGATGATGTCGATTTCAGTCGTCACCCTTGGGCGGCGTCATCCCAGGGAGGCGCGCGGCGCGTTGTATCCGTGGCAATTGACACGCAAGGCCGCTACGGCCCCAAGGGTGGGCGCGTGGCGAAGTACGACGACGGCTCGATCGGCCCTGCGCAGTAACCCGCAGCCAAGGATGGCGACGTGGCAAATCCGAACAACATCGGGATTCAGTGGAATTGGGGCGGCGCGCCTGCCGGCGTGTCGTCGCAAGGCCAGGAAGATGACGGTCTGGACTGGCAGCCGGTCGGCGGCGGAACAGTGGCCGACGATGGGCTTGATTGGCAGCCGGTAGCTTCCGCCTCCGATGATGGCCTCGACTGGCAGCCAGTAGCTAGCGATGACGCCGATGGAACGGCGGGTGGCGGCGTGTTCGGCAGCATCATGAACAAGGTCGGCGCGCTCGGGCGTGGCGTGAAGTCCGGCCTGTATTCCGCTGCCGGAAGCACCAACCTCATCGCAGGCATGCCCATTGCAGCCGCGATCGACAAGGTGCGCGGCGACAACGACGCCACGAATTGGTGGGCGAACACGATGATCGATCCTGCCTACGCTGCGGCCGATAGGGCCGCGCCGCAGGAGGGAGCCGATGTCGTCGAGCGTGGGGCGTTCACCTTGGGCCGCCTCGTGCCGGACATGGCGATGATGTACGCGACCCGAGGTGCCAGCGCGGAAGCCAGTGCGCTTGGCCGGGTTGCAGCGGAGACGACGCCTCAGATCGTGCAGCGCGCCACTGGCGAAGCACTGATGGATTCGGCCCGGGCGTCCGTTCTGCCGGCGACGATGTATGGCGCACAGACCGCGCGCGATGTGGTGCAAGCGGGCGGCAGTTCGGATCAAGCACTGACTGCCGGAGCAACCGAGGCCGCGATGACCGCGGTCACCAACGCGCTTCCACTCAATGCGGCCGGCGGTTGGCTGTCTCGCGCCGGCCAGGGCGCGGCATCGAACGTCGTTGCTGATGTCACGCAGAACGCGGTGGTCAACCAGACCTTGCCGCCGGAGTTGCAGCGCGAGTTGGCCGACCCGACGCAACTCGGACTATCGGCGTTGATCGGTGCCCCGATGGGTGCCGCCTTCGGCTCACGGCCTCAGCCGGCGAATGCGCCGCGGGGCGTTCTGAACGACGTGCTCGACGGCAACCGGCCGACTGCTGGCATGCCCACGACTCTCAGCGCATCGCAAGTGCTCGAACGTGCAGGCGCGCGACTCGCGGAGCTCGACGGCAAAGCCAAGCTGTCGGCATTCGATGTCGAAGAACGCGACCTGTTGCGCCAAGCCGGCCGCGATCCGTCCAGCCTTGCCGAAGTGCTCGGCGTGGATATCGCCGAGCCGCAATTGGGACTACGCGCCATCCTCGCCCTGCCGCCGCCGACGCGCGAGCCAATTCAGGTCGATCGCGCTGGTGTGGCCGTGACGCCTGAACAGCGCGCGGCGCTGGCCCAGCGTGATACCGACCTCGGCATGACGCCGGATATCGTTCGGACGCAGGCAACCCGCTGGGCTGACCAAGCGCAACAGACCGGCGCCGCGGCCACTGTCACTCCGCCGCGCCAGATGCCCATGCCTGCCGGCGCGCGCAGGTTCGAGCAGATGCTTTCGGGCATTGCGCTCGATGCCCGCGACGCCCAGCAGCAGCGGCAGAAAGAACGCCAGATGGATGCGATCGCGCGGGAGTCCCGATTGCCCGCGGAACTGTTCGATGCCAGCCAGGACGCCCGCCTGCGCGATGCATCGGGTGAAGCGGATGTGGCTGCCGCGCCTACCGCGATGCAGCTTGCAATGGCGCAAGCCCGTCAGCAGCAAGCGACGCGAGTTCATCCCATGGCAGAGGCGGGCTCAATCGTTGACCCGGCAACAGGCCAGACGGTTGCGCCCACCCGATCGAATGCGACGGCTTCGGCCGCGCCGAGCCAACCCCGAAGCGCGTTCGCCGATCCCGACACCGAACCGCAGCGGGCATTCGCCGAGACCATGCGCGGATTCGGCGTGCCCGAGGTCGCGATCCAGAAGCACTTGCCGAAAATCTCACGCGATGACGTGACCGGTTTCTTCGATGCGCGCGCGGGCGGGATCAAGGCCGAGACGGTAAAGCGTGCACAGGATCACGTGCGCAGGACGGGTGAGCCGGCGGTCTACGTCTCGGCCGACGTGTTCAACCTGGGCGGGCTGAACGCGCATTTCGGCGATCGCGCCGAGGATGCGAATCCGCACTACCGCGCAATGGCGAACATCCTTTCGGAAGAACTGCGCGCCGCGGGAGCGGACGTTGTTCCGATGCGAACCGGCGGTGACGAAACCGGCGCCGTCGCGGTGAACATCACGCCCGAGGCTGCACAGGCGGCAGTCGCGCGCGCCGAGTCCAGGATTTCGACGTATGCTCAGGAGCAAGGCTTGGCGGGCATTGCCCACCCCAAGCGCAAGGGCGAGTCCGGTGTGGGAATGCACATCGGGCTGACCGAAATCGAACCCAACCGATCGATCAAGGAAATCTTCGACGACGCCGACGACGGCGTGAACCAGTCGAAGCGGAGATACAGCGATGTCATTCGAAGCCAGGCTGCAGCGGTTGGGGCTCTCTCACCTGAAGGACAACCCGGACGAACTGGCCCGGGTGACGGACGAGCGGCGCGCGGCGTACGCGCAGAAGGTGGCCGCGGACAAGGCGGCACGCCAGGCGCAATCCCAGCAGCAGCCCCAGCACCGGCAGCCGCGCAGCCCGTAATTCAGTCGGCGCCGCGCGCGCCCGGCGTTCCGACGCCCGCCCCAGAAACATCGATCCCGTCGCGATCCCTGCTGACCAACGCCAAGCGCGTCGATGATGGCATCCACATTTCAGGCGACCCCAAGGCGATCCGTGCCGAGCTCAAGGCGGAAGGGATCAAGGGCATCATCATGCCGCGTGGCGACGGCATCATCCTGCAGGGGAAGCCGCTGCGGGACTTCGAGAATTGGAGGAATCAGCGCTCCAATTCGCGCCCGACTGGATCGGCCGACGCGGCGACGCCGGCCCGGCTTCCTTCGCGGGATCGATACGACCAACAGGAAGCATTCGATTACGTCCAGAACAACGGAGAGTTCCAGTTCGGTGACGAATCGAGCGCATCACGCTACGCCGAGCGATTGGAAGCGGGTGAAGGCGGACGCTGGGCGGCGCAGGAAGAAGCGCCGGGGCGTTGGCGCGCTGTTCGACAGGGCTATGCAGAAGCGAGCGACACTCGCGGTCTGAGCCTGGACGAAGCGCAGTTCTCGCGCGCCAGTGGAACCGACGACTTCCAAGGGATTTCGGTCGATGCCGCACAGCGGGTGGTCGATGATTTCCGGTCTGCGTATCGGGGTAACATCCCGGTCGAATTCCGTGTCGTCAACACCTTGGAGGACGCCTATGGGCCAGGAGCCACCGAGCGCGCCGGTCGAGCCAGCGGCGCATTCCACCCGCGAAGCCGAATCCTCGTACTTGCCGCTGCCAATCTACGTGACGCGCCCGAAGCTGCCCGAACCATCCGCCACGAAATCCTGGGGCACTACGGCCTCAACACTCTGGACCCGGCTGACAAACGCGCTGTTCTCGAAAGCATCCTGAGCCATCGCACGCGGGCGACCAGCTTCGCCCTGCGGGGCCTCTGGAAAGACATCGACGCGCGCTACGACGACAAGCCGGAATTGGTTCGCGCCGAGGAAGTGTTCGCGCTGGCGGCCGAGCGCGAACAGGGCGCGCTCGGCAAGGCATGGGACGAGATCGTTTCCGCGGTGATTCGCGGGCTGCGCAAGATCGGCTTGGTGCGCGGCGCGATTTCGCTGGCCGAGATTCGGCAGTTGGTGCGCCGCATCGGCGACGGCATCCGAAACGGCACGGCCAAGCAGCAGACCTTTCCGGAATCGGATCAGACCCAGTTCCGACGCACCGACACTGAGCACCTGTCGGGTGCTCAGGTATCGGCCATGCAGAAGATCGGCGCCGCGCGTCCGCCCGAACCGTTCAAGGCGACAGTGGCGCGCATCAAGGATCGCGCCGGCCTGAAGCTCGCACAGGGATTGGTCGATCAGTTCGCCCCGCTGCGCGACTTGGACATGACGGCCTACATGCAGGCCCGGTTGTCGAAGGGCACGGACGGCGCGCTGGAGGCGGTGTTTCTGCACGGCAAGCCGTCGCTGGTCGATGGCGCGCTCAAGGTCGAGAAGGACGGCACGGATGGCCTGCGCGGCATCCTGTCCGACCTGAGCGGCGAGCACGAGCAATTCCTCGCGTGGATCGCCGGCAACCGCGCCGATGCGCTGTCGAAGGAATGGACGGTTGATCATGGCGGCGGCAACGTCGAGCGGTACAAGACCGAGGCGGAAGCGCGCGACGCCGCCAAGCAATGGCCGCTTGCCAAGGTCGAGCCGGCATCACGCGAACGACTGTTCACGCCGGCCGAGATTGCGGCGCTCAAGTCGCTCAACCAAGGCGTGATGGCGAACGGCCGCAGTCGTCACGTCGCGTTCGCCAAGGCGCATCGCGAGTTCCGTGCGTACCAGAAGGCGGTGCTCGACATCGCCGAGCAAGCCGGGCTGATCGACGGCGACAGCCGCGCGACTTGGGAAAGCGACTTCTACGTGCCCTTCTACCGCGTGCTCGAAGACGAGAAGGCCGGCACCTTCAAGCCGGCCGGCGGCGCATCGCTGGTTCGCCAGCAGGCGTTCCGCGAACTGCGCGGCGGCAAGGGCGAACTGCAAGACCTGCTGAACAACGTGCTCCAGAACTGGTCGCACCTGCTCGCCGGGTCGATGCGCAACATCGCCGGCACGCGCGCGTTGGACGCGGCCGTGACCGCCGGTATCGCCGAGCGCATCGGCAGCGCCGAGAAGGGGAGCGTCTGGATCCAGAAGAACGGCCGCCAGGTGCACTATCGCGTGGACGATGCCTTGGTGCTGGATGCACTGGTGGCGCTCGACTACAGCGGCATCAGGGGCGGCGCGATGGACGTAATGCGCAAGTTCAAGCACGCGCTCACCGTGGGTGTGACGATCAGCCCGACGTTCCGGATCCGGAACCTGATGCGCGACACCATCAGCGCGATCGGCACGTCGGATGATGCCGGCTGGAATCCGCTGCGAAACCTGGTCGAGGGCTGGAAGGACACGAAGCACGGCAGCGATACCGATGTCGCGCTGCTGTCTGGCGGCGGCAAGGTGCGCTTCGGCACGATGCTGGACGGTGAGGCGAAGACTGCCAAGCGGCTGATCAAGATGGGCGTGAAGGACGCCGACATTCTGACCACGCCGGAGAAGGTGAAGAACGCCATGCGCTCGGCGTGGGATTGGTGGGATCGTGTCGGCGATCGATCCGAAACCGTCAACCGCGCGGCGATCTACGAGAACGCGATCAAGGCCGGGAAGTCGCACCTGGAAGCCAGCTACGAGGCGCGCGACCTGATGGACTTCACCATGTCCGGGAAGTGGGCCGCAATGCGGTTCCTGACCGGCGCGGTGCCATTCCTCAACGCTCGCGCGCAGGGCTTGTACAAGCTCGGCCGGGCAGCCAAGGGCAACCCGACACGGTTCACCGCCGTGACCGGCGCGGTCGCGATGGCATCCGCGCTGGCGTACCTGCTGCAGAAAGACGACGACGACTACAAGGCATTGCCCGATTGGGCGCGCGACACCTACTGGTGCGTGAAGCTCGGCGGCACGATGGTCTACATCCCGAAGCCGTTCGAGATTGGCGCACTCGGAACGGTCGTGGAGCGCGGGACCGAACTGATGCTCGGCGGCGACGACTATCGGGCGGGTGACTTCGCATCGAGCATCGCCGGATTGCTGATGAACACGCTATCGATGAACCCGATGCCCCAGGCCGCGAAGCCCCTGGTAGAAGCGATCTACAACACCGACAGCTTCCGCGATCAGTCCATCGATTCGATGGGCGACGAGAACCTTCCGGCGCGCGACCGCTACGATGCTTCGACCAGTGCCGGCGCCATTGCCGTCGCGCGGGCGATGGATGCCGTGGTCGGCGATCGCGACCTCGGTTCGCCGAAACGGATCGAGCACATGGTCCGCGGCTACCTCGGCTGGCTTGGCGCGCAGGCGCTGAACGTGTCCGATCTGTTGCTGCGCGATGCGATGGACTTGTCGTCGAACCCGAAGCGCGACCTGACGAAGATCGACAACGTGTTGGTGCTGGGCGACCTGATGAAGGATGCCGAAGGCGGTTCGAGCAAGTACATCCAGCGCTTCTACGATATGCAGCGGGAAATCGACCAGACCTATCGCGCGATGCGGAACGCCCGGGCAACGGGTGACGACGCGCGCGCCGACGAACTGGCGGAAGACCCGATGCTTGAGAAGCGTTCGATCTACCAAGGTGCGAACCGCCGCATGCAGCGGATCAACGACCAGATCAAGATCGTGCGCAACGACCGCACGCTGTCCGCCCAGGAGAAGCGCATCGAGCTCGACGCCCTCTACGCCGAGCGGAACGCCGTGGCGAAGGAGACGGACGAAGCTGGACGGGCGGACTGGCAGGGAGGCCAAGAATGATCGGGAGGATTGATGCGGCCACCCTCGGCACGATGCCGGTGTCACTGGGTCGTGACCTGATCGAAGTGCTCTACGGCGGCTGGCTCGACGATCCGCTGTGGGATACCTACGGGGATCTTTCGGTGGCGACGTATCAACGCGATGGCGACACCAACACCGAGCGCCGGCTCTATGCTGATGTCGCCTGCATTGCCCGTGGCGCAATGTTCGCCGCAGGAGCACGCATCCACTCCGGGACACACTTTCGGATCGCGTCCGCGGCAATCGCCGAACTGCATGGCGACTTGACGACGAAGTGTCGTCGCTGCGATGGGTCTGGAAAGCGCAAGACCAAAGGCAACCACCACCTTCCGTGTCGCATCTGCAATGGCGAAGGCAACATCCGGCCATCGGTAAAGACTCGCTCCGAAGCCTGCCAGTGCCGCTTCCCGGAGTTCCGGGATCACTTGTACGGGCCGTATCTGACGGTCCTCACGCGATTGAATCGTGAACTCGAAGCTGCGAAGGCTGACTACCAACGCGCGAACGCTCGGGTCCTATGTGCATCCGAACCATCCCGGCCAGCGTACGCGGCCCGACAGAAACCCGAGCCGTTCGAACAATGGAGAACCGCATGATCAAGGCAGGGAAGCCGGCACCGAAGAAGGCGCGTCGCAAGACGAAGATGGCCGCATCCGCGAAGATGGCGCCGAAGATGGCCGGGTCGGCGAACGAGCCCAAGACCGTGCACATCGCCAAGCCGAGAGGTCGGCCGACGCTGCGAACCGAAGCGATCGAGCAGGCGATCATCGTCGGTATCTCGGATGGCATTCCCTTGACGGTCATCTGCCGCGGTGAAGGAATGCCCGGGTACAGCACGGTGAGAGGTTGGATTGGGACTGACCCGGCATTTTCCAGCGCCATCGCGTGCGCGCGCGAGGAAGGCTTCGACGTGATCGCCGCCGACATCCTTCGAATCGCCGACACCCCGATGGAAGGCGTGATCGAAAAGCTGGAGCCGGACAAGAAGACCGGGAAGCTCGTGGTGGTCGAGCGCTGCCGCGAAGACATGCTCGGGCATCGCCGGCTGCAGATCGAAACGCGCTTCAAGTTGCTGGCGAAGTGGGATCCGAAGCGTTACGGCGAAAAGCTCGACGTGGAACTGACCCTGCCGGACGTGTCGATCAACCTGAACTTGGGCGGCAAGCCCAAGGAGCAGCGACCCAACGACCGGGCCGAGGACTGATCATCTGGCGGATTGCCCGCTTGGACTGGGGGACGTGCGGCCGTCCAGCTTGGCATGCCGCGAGGGCGGCAGGGACGGCATTCACTCACCGCCACGGATGGTGCCTACAGGCCCGCCAGCACGCCCTGCGGCACTCCCTGCCAGCCATAGGGTACTGGCCCGACTGGTGGAAGGATCGCGGCATTGCTGCCGCCACACAGGCCCACGACGAACCTGCCCGTGCCGCTATGGTAGCGGCCGGCCTGTCCCTTACACTGGCTGCGTGCATTGGCTCGTCTGGCTCATGCCCAGAAGCGTCAAGGACGTTGCGATTCCGGAGGGCACCCCATGAGCGACATAACACGTCTGTTGCCCCTGTCGAACTATTGTCCCGCATCGCCGTAGCTGATTATCTGGCCGAGACTGCCAGCAATGATTCGATGTTCCCGGCAACTGGCACGCGTCCAGCGCCAGCGCTCGCGGGCGGCCCATCTTGCGCATCGCCTTCCTTCGGCGTAGCGTAGTCACCGCAGCGGCACATTCCGCTACCGGGATTGGCGTCCCGACCACAGGCGCACTAAAGCGCCGCTCACGAAAGCCCGGCGCTTTTTTCATGCCCGCGTTTTCACCGGGCGGCACGACTCCCCTCTATGGCGGATGGTGCGCGGGAGCCGCAAGGCTCGCCTGTCCTGTGCAGGTACGCCAACCGTGCATCGTCCGTCACCCGCGATTGGCGTCGCGACGACGGACTCCACGACATCACAGGAGTCCCACCATGAACAACGCAACAGCCAAGATCACCACCGATGGCCTGAGCATCGAAGTCGAACGCGTCGCCCCGCACACCACCGTGCACGGAAATCGCGGCGCCCGCGTCTACGTCCGCATGCGCCCCAGCGGCAGCGAACCCGGCCGCGACGATGGACCGCGTACCTGCCTGACGCTGACACCTGAGGGCGCCCACGCCTTCGGCCTCTTGCTGCAGCAGTCCGCCGCCGCGGGGAGGAACGCACGATGAGCAAGCCGAGCGGAAACATCCCTGCGCTGAGCGCAGAAGCGATTGCTGACGTTCAATTCATTCTGGAGTTGTTCGATCGGATAGAGAAAGACCCAACAGCCATCGATCGGGCACGGGAATGGGCTCGCGGACTTCCACCTGACCAAGCCCGTTATGCCCTGTCTAGGCTGGAAATAGCCATCTTCATTGCGGACCACGGTACGCCGAAGAGCGAGAAACCGGCCGCCGCCGCGAAGCCTCCACGCACCTACCGCAAGGGCACCGGTCGCAAGGTCGTGCAATGGGCATCGTGTCCGTGGCAGCCGACCGCATAGTGCGGGTCGAGACCACGCGATGATCGATCGTCGTTCTGCCTTTCGGGTAGGTTTGCGGGTATCGCCCGACGCGAGCATCGCGACACCGCTTGTCGATCAGTTGCTTATCACGTGAGTTAGATTGACCCCATCCCACCAATCAGAAGGGCCCGGATACTCTCCGGGCCCTTTTTCTTGCGCGGGATTCCCGCACTGCGCGGGCTTCCCGGCGACGGTGCTGCGGGTGCGCCGCCGCCCGAACCGTCGAAATTGCCGCTTTTCCGACCCAGCCCGTTCTCTGTTCTCTATTTTGCTTTCGGGTGGGCGAAGGCTCATTTCCAGCGTAAACAGAGACTTGCGCGGGCGGGTTCGCCGTCAACCATGGCTGGCGGTCAGGCGTTGAGCGCAACCAGAGGACTGCCGAGCGGCACCGACCTGGTGCTTCGGCGCGCTTGACCGTATCGCAAAAGAGATACACTATTGTCGGAAACGGAGGATCTGATCATGGCCCATTCCTCGATGCTGCATGTCCGGGTGGACGACGAAATCAAGGCGCAAGCGAGCGAGGCGCTGGCGGCCATGGGACTGTCCGTGTCGGATGCGGTGCGCATCCTGCTCAAGCGCGTGGTCAACGACCAGGCCTTCCCGCTGGAGCTGAAGGTGCCCAACGCCCAGACCCGCGCCGCGATGGAAGAAGCCCGCGCCATGTCCAAGGCGCGCGCTGCCCGTTTCGATTCCGCCGACGCCCTGATCGATGGCCTCGAAAAAGCCCGCCAGCAGTAAGCGGGCCGCACCGCCAAGGGCGTGCGATTACACCAAGACCTTCCTCAAAGACTGGGAACGTCTGTCGCGGTCGGGTCGATACGACCTGAACCGCCTGAAGGAGGCGATGCTGCTGCTCATCGCCAACGATGCGCCGCTGGGCCCGGAATGGCTGGACCACCCGCTCAAAGGGAACTGGGCCGACCACCGCGAGTGCCACATCGGTGGCGACTTCCTGTTGATCTATCAACTGGACGGCAACACCCTCATCTTCGTGCGCGCGGGCACGCACTCCGAACTGTTCGAGGAATGAGCCGTGAACGTTGAATCACTGCCCGACTTCACGCCACCGGCTCGCCAACGCTGGGAATCCATCCCCGCCGAGATCCGTCAGCGGTTGCTGTCCAACGTCTGGTGTGGGCACTGCGGCCACGAAACGACGATCACCAATTTCAGCGGCACCATCAAGAGCGGCGACTTGCTATTGGTAGGCGCCTGCGCCGAATGCAAACGTGACGTGGCACGCGTGATCGAGCGCAAGTAGCCTGATCAGGCATCGAACGCCGCAACAACCTCCCGCTGCGCGACCCAGCCCACCGGCAGCGGGTTGCGCTTGAACCAGAGCAGGCTCATGCATCGCGACTGCTGGCCGGCGTAGATGGCCTGTCTTCGCTGTCGAGGTAGTGATGGCTGGCCAATGAGGTGCCGGGGAAAGCCACCGCCTTGACCATGAATGCAGGGCGGTACCGCTGCGGGCGCTGGCCGAACAGCAATAGCCCTGCGAGATTGAGCTCGCGCCCATCGCCCAGTCCGATGTTCTGCAGCACCTGCGACAAGGGCTGGCCGGAAGCCTGGGCCGACTGGCCGTAGCGCCGACTGAAATACCCATCGAACGCCTTGTCATCGATGTCGGCGGCCGAGGTGCCTTCCACCGGCACGACGTCGGCGTAGATTAGGCCGGCACGCTGGAACAGCCGCTGGATTTCCTCACGTGCCGTGACGTGGCGTTTGTCCGCACCGCTCTTGACCCAGATGCGGCCCTGATTGTCGAGGTAGGGCTTGCTCAAGCCATCGGGAACGGTGACGGCGATCACCACGCCCTGCGCCGTCTGGGCGTTTTCCGTGGTCGGATGAATCGGCGGCCGCACGTTCTGCGAAGCCGCGTTCGAGATCAGCTGGTTCAAGCACCGCACGCTGGCCGCGTCCAGCCCGATCACGCTGCCATCGTCGCCCGCGCCCAGCAGCAACATCCCGCCGCCGCTATTGGCGAACGCCGCCAGCTCGGCCGCGATGCTGTCGGCGCTGGTCTCGTCGCGCTTGAACTGGTGGCGACTGTCTTCGCCGCGCGCGAGGATTTGCAGGAGATCGGCTTCGTTCATGACGTGCTCCGCGTGGTCATGCCCATGCCATGTCCTTGGGGTTGTCGTCGGTCACAATGTCCCGTCGTGCAGCGCGATTTGAACTGTGTACAAACAGATCGCCGTTCCGGATCGGCCTTGCGTGCCGCATGCGTGTAGTAGGTCGACGGAGCGATCTTCAGCACCTTGCAGATCGGCTCGACTCCGTAGCTGTCGCGGTGTTCGGCGACGAATGCCGTCATGGCTTGAACCGGCGGTCGAGCTCCGCCTGGGCAAAATATGCGCTGGCCTTGCGCAGAATCTCGTTCGTCTGCCGCAGTTCGCGGTTCTCACGTTCGAGTTGCCTGATCCGTTCAAGCTCGCTCGTCGTCACACCAGACCGCTTGCCCTGATCGCGCTCGGCCTGCCGCACCCAGCGCCGTAACGTCTCGGCCGTACATCCGATCTTCGCGGCGATCGATCCGATCGCCGCCCATTGCGAACCGTGATCGTTCTGGTAATCCAGCACCAGCCGAACCGCCCGCTCCTGTACCTCGGGGGAGAACTTCGTAGACTTCCTCATGGCTCCATCCTCTCAAGTGAAGGAGCCTCCGGGAAAGTCGGGGTGGTTCAATTCGCCTGCTGATCTTCGCCGACCGCATCGAGATCATCAGCCCCGGCCACCTGCCCGACAACCTCAGCACCGCGCAGATCCGGAAAGGCAAGTCGAACCGGCGAAACCCGACCTTGACCGATCACG